TCACGCAACCATGTCGCGGGATACGCAATGAAGTTCCGATCCTTCTGCGTCTGCTTGTAACGCTCAACAGCAGATAGCACTTCATCAAGTGTCGGTGCGTCATCGCCGCGCATCACCTGCGCCCACGCTTTCTGCGCGTCGCGTTTCGCCACCTTGCGCGGATAAGCGATCCAGAACTTTTGAAAGTCTGGCGCAACATCTAGTTTCTTCTTATCTAGTTCTTCTATTGAAGTGCGGAAACCGAAGTTCGGTGAACCGACATTCGGAAACTGCACTTCGGTTATGTTGCGCGGCTCATCATAAACGGTGCTGTGCGTGCGCCACAATCCAGCCGTGTCCTGAACACGGGTACGAACCAGATAACCAGCATCTTCCAATTCCTTCAAAGCCGTAAGGATCGCCGCCCTACCTTCCTTGCCTTCACGCGCAAGGCTGTCAGCCGAAGTGCGCCAATTATCGGGGCGCGACAAGATGCACGCCAACAAGCCACGCGCCCGATACGAAAGCCGATCATCACGCAACACATCGTTCCCGATGATGGTGAAGTTGGTGGTCTTGCGTTCACCGCGAATAATCATTTGCCCACCACCGCAAGCATCTTGTCCAAAGGCGTGAGATCGTCTGCGTTCAACACCAGCCGTTCCCCATACCCGTAATCGTGCAGGAAGTGCGTGCGAAGGAAACGCCTGCGCGACACACCGCCGATGATTTCAAATGTCGGATCATCCGCAACTGAATGCTTGTCAGCAAGATGACGCACAAGCAACGCCGCATCCGCAACGAAGTCATCCGCGCTGTTGAATATCAGCGCACGCAAACCAGAAGTTTTGATTTGCCACGACAAACCGAACGCCTTGCAATCCCTGCCATCATCACCACCGATCATCACCTGCAAATTCGGTTCGGTACGCAAGGCGCGACAGCCTGCAATCTCACCCATTATCCCAATCAAACTGACCCCCTGTGATGTGTTGTTCCTGTCAAACTTCTTATCCCGAATGTCGTGCGTATCCTTCACGCGAAGTTTTCGTTCCACCCAATCATTCGCCGCCCAAACTTCCTGTTCCGTCAGCGTGTAGATCATTCGCCTTCCCCGTAATATTCCGCAAGCGCAGGCGCGATGTAATCACGCCACACAGACAAACGAAGCATCACCAAACCTTCACTACCCCATTCATCAGGCATCAGAACAGCGCGGCACGGTTTCCTGAGCGAACCAAAATCCGCTTCATTGGAACGCACCTGCTTTTCAATACGAAGCCACGCATTCACCGCCGCCTGTATCTGCTTCCCTGATTTCACTTCGTTGGCAAATATCGGATCGTTCCACCGTTCTTCGTTGGCATCACCGAACTTGTGCGACGGTGCAACACCCAACGCCTTCCGCGCATCACGCTGTTTCTTCAAACCTTTCCTGCGTGAACGCCGCCCACGCGCAACGGGATCACCACATCCTTTGATGCGGCGTTTCCCGTCACGCGCAGGTTTGCCCAAAGTGCCGAACAGGGGGCAGTTCGTCACCTTGCACTTGTCGGGGTTGCCTTCGCAATCCCCTTTGCGTGTGTCACCGTTTGACATTGGCGCACTTCTTTCTAGCCTGCGTCACCGTCAAACCGCGTTGCAGTTCGTACCTGATGTGGCGGCGTTGCTTCGGTGTCGTTTCACCGAACACACCCCAACGATCATCCACATCATCAAGTTCAATCACCAACATCAAGCATTGATCCTTCACAGGACACGATGCGCAGATTGAAAGTGCCTTGTCAAACCGTGCTTCGGTCAGGCTTTCAGGGAAGAAGATTTCCGTTGCCATACCGACGCATCGCGCATTGTCGCGCCACGCTTGCACCGCCATCAGAAGGGTTCTTCGTCTGCTGGTGCGGCTGGTGCTTGCATCGCATTCATCAACGCGCTGATGACCTGCGATGCTTCCTTGCTGGTGAGCGCGGAAAGTTTCCCGTCAAGCGTGCGCCCCGTTTCCTTTTCCGCGAACGCAATCAGATCGCTGTTATTCATCTGCTTTTCCCGCGTCAGTTTGCCAAGCAAACCGATTTGCTTCTGCGTAATCAATCCCGTTTTCGCTGGTGCGGTGGTCACTTCTTGTTGCACCTTCGCTGTCGGAAACGCTTTGATGACAGCCGAAACCGTTTGATCTTGTTGGCGGTACTTCACTTCGTCAGCCGAAGCAACCTTGCCTGTGGTGTCGCACGCCAACGCCGCCATGATGCATCGCCCCCACGCGGAAGTTTCAGCGTTTTGAACCATGCTGTCGCGGGTGAAATTTGACTTCGCCACGCACGGTTCAATCGCCACCGCTACTGCGGGCATCGGATCGTTCGGCGTTTTGTAGCACGCCGCCACATAAACGATGTATTCCGTGCCACCAATTTCTTTGATGGTGAACGGTTCGGCAGGGTTGAACGGGCGAAGCACCGCATCGGGATACTTCGCTTTCAGTTGTTCAATCCGTTCGGCAACGGTCAGATACCCGTCAAGTTGGAATGTCATTGTTGTTTCTTTCCCTTCGTTGTGCGGAACACCCTGAATGGTGAACCTTGCTTTTCATACTGTGCGACCAGATCAGGATGATCCTGCCGCATTCGTGCAACATCGGTTGTTGCGCGACCCTTCTGCTGTTTCCAAGTAACAGCAACTTCGCCATTGATAGTTCCCGTATCCGCATCCAACAGCATCCGCGCCAGATGATCCTTCGCGTTCTTTTCCAACGCTTCTGCATCCGCGCTCATCTTGCGTGCGTCGTTCAACGCTTCAATCCAGATAATCGCATCAGCACCCAATTCAACCTGCTTGTTTTCCACTTTGAACAGCGAAGCGATTTGTTCGGCGGAAAAGTTATCAATGTCATCGGGCATCGGTTCGCCGCGCAACACCCATTCACCGAACACTTCCGCTTCCAGCCGCAACGCATCAAACGCGGCAGGGTTCGTCGGGCATTCAATGACGGATAGCCGCAGGTCACGATCCAGCACCGACAGGAACACGGGGCAACCCATCACCATCGCCTGCGCCCACATCTGCCACAGGTACACCTGCGGAATGTCCGATGCATCACGGATGCTGTGGCGTGAAGTGGTCTTGCATTCCACGCACACCGCAGGCTTCGTCGGATTGTCCACGCCATCGGCGGTGATGAGCCATTGACCATCGCGGTACTGAACTAGCGGTGTCACGAACGGAACGCCCAACTGATCGGATGCGTACTGCAACAGCATCGGTTCGGCATAGTTCCCTGTGGTCATCGCGGAAGTTGGTGCGGCTTCGTTCACTTCCAGCGTTGCCTTCTCAACGAACAAATCGCCACGCGACCTGAACGGTGAAGCACCCATCAAGATCGGTGCATCCGAACCGCCGAAGGAAACCAAACCTTCGGGGGTGCGTTTGCGTTGCGCAAGCCATTGCGTTCTGTCTGCGGGTTTGGTGATCAGTTCCATGTTCACACCTTCGCATTCTGTGCGAAGCCGCTAACGGTTTCTGCGATGGCGATGGCATCCGATTTCTTCCACCTGTAAGCGGTGTTGTATTCGCCCCACACCCATTCACCGAACGGGTTGGTGCGCTGATACCACTTATCAAGGAACGGGTGCTTCACAACCCATGTCTTGTATGTGCGGTGCTTGTACCGCTTGTAATCGGGCTGTGCCTGCATCGCGGCAAGTTCGGCTTTGTGCCGATCTTGTGTTGCTTGCACCGCTTCCATCGCGGCTTTCGGAATGTGGATATTCATTGGTTGTTCCCTTCTGTCTTGTTGTTGGTGTCATCTTGCCCGATGGGTGTAATGGGGTTTGGCAACACGAACCGAACCGCGTGCCACCCCTGATGTTCAATGATGCGATCAACGCTGTAACCCCATTGCTTGACTTCACGGAAGTTGATATCCACCTTCCACCGTTTCATCCACGCTTCGCGCAAGCAGTAGTAGAACATCTGGTGATGTGCGTTTCGGTTTTCGCCATTTCCCGAAATGGGTGGACAGGCGATGTGTGCAAGTTCGTGTGCCAATAACGCCCAAGTCCACTTGCTTCGGTCATCATTCTGTGTCGGATCAACACCAATCTGAATATCCCTGCCGCCTGCATAACCGCGTGTGCGCCCCCAATCACGCCCGCGCACAATCTCAATGCGCGGTAGCGGCTTGCCTTTGTGCCATTCCTTCATGTGCTTCCAGATGCGCACCGCTTCCTTCTCAATGATGCGCCTGCGGATCGCGTCGCACCTTTCCTGCGCCTTCTTCGGTTCGGCGCGTCTGCGTGCAACCTGACGCTTCTGGCGTGCCTTCTCGCTGACGAACGCGGCACGCTGTTCACGCTTCGCTTCCAACGCAGGTGCGATGCGCTCAACAAGCCGCCCACCTTTCGCTGAACATGGAAGGCAGTACCTTCGCACATCATCCCTGCGCGGCTTCGTCGGTGCGAGAATGCCCGCGCCGCATTGCGGGCATTTCCATCTTGCTTGCTTCGTGGTCATCGTTGTTCCTTTCCGATGATGTTGTTGGTTGTTACTTCTGGTTCTCGCGGTCTGCTTGCGGATCGCGCACTTCGTACTTGCGCCCATCTGACTTGCGGAAGATATCGCGCCTGTCATTGATGAGCGTGCGCACCGTCGCTTCCGAACATTCACCGATTGCCGCAAGTTCCTTCACCGTCACTTCCGCGAAGATGTTGTTCTTGCACCATGCGATGATGCGGTTGCGCCCGTCTTGCTTCGTTGCCCAACCTTCGCTGACTTTCGCGGTTGCGATCATCTGCGCTTTGATATCGGCTGGTACAAGTTTGCGAATGCGGCTAGGTACTTTCACAACCCAAACGGGCGCACCGTACTTTTCAATCGCTTCCGCAACTATGTCGGTTGCTTCCTTGATGCTGGTCATTGGTTGCCCCATTGCTTCTTTGGCTTCGGCGTGACACCCTGCGCGATCAACGCTTTGTGCGTTGCGCGTGCGCTTGCCCGCAATCCGATATCGGGTTGATCCGAATAGAAGGCGTAGTAATCGGCATCGCTCAATAGTTCTTGCGCTTGCTTGATGGTCAGATTTACGAAGTAGTGCGCTTTGGTTTCTTCTGCAAGAACTGCATCCAATCCAATTCGCATTCCGTAACCGCTTCCATCTTCTTGACGCAAGCAACTGCGCTTGATGTGATCATTTACAAATCGCTTCGGCAATTTGTAAGTGGTTGTTTCGGTCATTGTTCCTTGTTCCTTTTCTTCGGGTGTTCCTTATCCCGATGTATTCATCATAGCACACGCCACCAACTATGCAAATCCAAAACACCCCCAAAACAGCCCAAAAACCGCGATCTTCAAAAAAACTTCCCGCCAACCCCAACAACCACGCCACCAAAAAATTTACAAAAAATCCATTGACACACATTCCCCGAATGCGGGTGCGCACCACTAATTCGGTGCAACACCCGCACCCGCGCCGATGCAGAAGGGGGGAACATCGTGCGCATCAAAACCTAACACAACCAACTTCTTCACCATCCCAACAGGAACAGCAAGCACACCATCCAACGCACCATCATCAGTCACCGATTGCGCAACAACAACATGATCCTTCTTCTTCTCAGGCAACAACCAACCAACCGTTTCCACGATGCACGGATCATCACCGATTTCATCCGCTTCCATCCAATCACCTTCGTTCACCGCGTGCGCATCGTGCCACACCAGAAGAACCATCTGATGTTCAATCATCGTCATCTTCGCTTTCGCAAATGATGATGCGTTGCACCTTGCACCTGCACATCACCAACCTTCACGCTTTCTTTCCTGACAGAAGATCGGTGCTTGCACCGTGATATTCCGTTCGGGTGTAACTATCGCCAACGCCTGCTGTGGCGGTTCAAAACCAAACCCCATCAACATTGCGAATTCGTCGTACCCTTTCAGCGAACCATTGATGATCAGATGCGGCGTACTTAGATAACTGTGCCAATGACCAATCCACAGCGTGCGAAAGTTTTGCCCCGTCTGCAAGAACTTGCTTTCCTTCTTCGCACGCATCCGCATAATCGGCGGATAGATACCGCCGATGCCGCCGCCGCCATGCACCTGATCACCGTGCGTAATCAGATGCCCGTGTTCGTAGATACGCAGGAACGCATCCGCCGAAGTAGGAATGTTGAACGACACCCGCACATCCTTCGCGAAGTACCGTTCCACCATCTTCCCCAACAACCAATCAAAGTTGCTAACCACACGCTGTTTCATTCGCGGCTTGCGCGACATACGCCCATGATTACCAACGACGCACACCACCTGCACACGCTTGAATTCATCCGCGAACAAATCCACCACACCCGCGATCTGCTCAGACCAGAACAAACAACTTTCCAGCATCGTCGCTTCGTTCGTTTCTTTCAGTTCTTCGTGAATGTCACCCGAAAAAATATCGCCACCCAAAATCAGAACGATCCCGTCATACTTCACGCCCGCCAAATAATGACGCGCCATCTTCACAACATTCTTCGCCCACCGTTCCAACCGCATCTTTGCGATCTCACGGTTGTAGGCGTTCAACCCTTCCATTTCGTCGGGTGAAACCACTTCGTCAAAGTGGGTATCCGACAGCATCGCCACCAGCGTCGCGGCAGACGGGCGCGGCTTCGCAGGGCGCAACCAATGCGGCGGTTCTATCTCGCTGGTATTCACCGTTTCAATCGCACGGATGATGCTGTTCGCTTCATCCATCGCAAGCGTCAGCCGCGCCACTTC